CGGATCATGCCGTTGAAAATGTCTGCCACTTCCACATCAGCATCGTCATCCACAGGAATGACCCGTGCGCCTGGGCGGTTCTGACGCATGTCATTCGTCACTTGACGAACGTGCTGCGGCAGTTTGTTAATTGTGAGCGTTGGACGTGCATTGATCGTCTGACCTTGCACCGCGCCACGGGTGGCCAGTACGTCAGCAGGCCATTGCCAATGATTGTCAGGCGATCCGGCATAAAAGCGCAAATCGTCAATTTCATCTTCGCGTGACTCGGCCAGTGCGGCGACGGCCATGTCCAACCGAGCGCGGGCGGTTGTCAGAATGTCTGAATCAGACTTTGGTGGTTTGCCGCCAGCAGCTACGTTAGCGGCGGCGACTATTCCGGTTGGATCATTCATTCCAAAACCCCTAAAATATGAGGCTCACGCATGACGACATACTCTTTGCCATCTTGTTTGAATTCTTGCCCTACATCGAAGTATACATGGTCACCAACTTTGATGTCTAGGCATTTTGGGCCAATTGCGATGGCAATGCCAGTACCTAGCTTTTCAGTCTGGGGCAACACAAACAAGGGGTGCTTGTCAACATCGCGCTCAATGAGTACGCAGTCTTGCAGTGCTTTCATTTCTTTTTCTTTTCGGCTTCACGCTTGACTGAGTAGGCAATTGCCACGGCCTGCTTGACTGGCTTGCCTGCGGCTACTTCGGCCTTGACGTTCTTGCGGAAAGCTTCGGGTGATTTGGATTTGACGAGTGGCATGATTACTTCTTCTTTGCAGTTTTAGCAGATTCTTTGAAGTCTTTAGCTGTTGGTGCGCCTTTAGCACCTGGCTGGCGCATTTTCTCTTTGCTGCCAGCGGCTATACGAGCCTGTTTTGCATGAATATTTGCATAGAGTCCGGGCTTTTTCATGTTAACACTTCCATCGTTTAAGAGCTGCTTTAGCGCGTTCGCCATCTTTGGCGTTGGTCGCTACTGCGCCCATCCTTGCACAAAATGAATCCTTGCGCCCTTGATCTGCCTTAGTCTTGGGGTTAGGCGCTGGCGCCTTCAAGTTAGAACCCGTTGCGGCATTGTACTTCTCACGCCCTTTGGCCGTCAGGCCAGCGCCCTTGCTGACTGGCAACTTTTCACCGCGACCAACGCTTAAGGATACTGATTTCTTTGTCATGAACCCATCCAAGATGTAGTCACCACGCTTCGATCACTGTACATGCGGCGCTGCGTGGATTCACGCGCCTCACGGTGGGCCACGGCAAAGGCAAAAGTCACGCAGATCGCGTCAGCCGCGTCAGGCGAGGCTAAACCGCGCGCCTTCATGTCCTTTTTCGATTCCAAAAAGATAGTCCCTTTGGAGTCGGGCTTCATCATAGGCGAAATTAGATCAGTTTTCAGAAACCTGTCAAGCGGGATCGAAGCGGTTTTTAGCCAATCCTTCATTTTCCCCCACATTTCGGCCCTTTTGTTGCCATACATGACCGGATTTGTCGATTTATTGCCAAAGTTGACACCTTTGATTTTGTAGCGCTGCTCTTTGAGCCTATCCACAATACCAGCACCCAAGCCCCCTTCATCAATCACAACTAGCGTGGGCTTGTACTGCTCAATCGCCTCGATCACATGCCCAACCACGGTCATGGTGTCGTCGCCCCGATGGCGTTGGATGGCGATAATGTCGCGCCCTTGGCGCACGGCAATAACTGTTGCATCCGCGCCAAAGCGGGCAGGGTCTACACCGATCACGATTGGTGCGGACGCATCGCGGTAAGGACTACGTTTCATCGCCTCGTCTACCAAATTAGCCGATATGAACTGATCGTCGCCCTCGGACGGAAACTGACCGTACACCTCGACGTGCGCCTGACTAGAGTCTGCGCCGTATTCGTCAATGATCTGCTGGTAGACCTGTTTGTCCGTCCCCTCCACGGTACGAGCGTCCACCACCTTGGTCGTCCAGAACTCCCGTTTGCTGTTAAACGCTTCGTAGAAGTACCCAGTGTTACGCCGTGGGTTAGAAAACGCCATCCAGAAACGGTTGGGCGTGTTCTCAGTAAAGAAACCAGATGTCACCGCCCAGATGCTGTCGTCAATACCAGACGCTTCGTCAAACACCACCAGCACACCGTCGTAGTTGTGTACGCCAGCGTACGCATCAGGATTCTCCGCTGACCACAGCCTGCCTTCCACGCCCCAGTAGCGCGTGCCTTTTTTCAAGTCGCGCTCGACCAGCTCAGTCAACCACTTGGCAGGCATCAGCCTGGTAGCACTAACTTCAAACCAGTGGCTGTTAAGCGACATCGCTATCCACTTGGTAATCTCGGCCCATGTGACTGACCTGAGCTGAGACTCACTGTTGGCCGAAATGATGGTCGTGGAGCCAATCCGCGTGGACAACATCCAGATCGTGATCCAACTGACCAAAGCCGACTTACCAATACCACGGCCAGATGAGACAGCGTGGCGTAGGGTGTTGAAGTCTAGCTGGCCTTTGTTCTGCGTGATGTGGTCGGCAATATGCGTCAGCACCTCGCGCTGCCATTTGCGTGGGCCTTTGAAATGCTCCAGTGGCGTGCCAGGCTGACCCCAAGGAAACGCAAACATCACAAACGCCAACGGGTTGTCCTTGATCGCTGGCGCCCACAATCTGGCCATCAGTTCCTGTTCGTCTTCAGCGCTGTATATGGTCGATTGCATTGACTTGGGCTTCTATAATGTTGGCGTCTTCGACTGTCAGCGCCCTTTTGGTTGCCTCGGCTAATGCGCCAGTGATGGAGATGCGCTGATCCACCTCGACAGATATGGCCTGCTTGGCCACCCAGCCGTGTTGATGTTTGAGGATTTCTAACGCTGCCTTAGCGTCGCCTTGTTTGGCTGCCGCGTGGAGTACTTGTGAAAGTTCGATCTCACCATCAGCTTTGCCCTTCTGCGCGGCAAGTTCCACCACGGGGTCAAGTTGCGTGAGTTGTCTGTATTCAATAGGCAGCATGCCTGCGGCTAACGCCAGTGCGTCACCCTTGAGGCCCAGCTTGGCCGCGTCATATACCGCCTTCAAGCGCGACTCTGTCGCTTCGACCTTGCGCGGTGTAAATGGAATCGAGTAGAACATTTGCTCTCCATGCAGTTTGCACGTGGTGCGAGTTTACAACAAAAAATAAAAATCAAAAAATTTAAAGCTGTTTGCAAATTTTTGTAAGAAAAAAAAATTGTTCGCAACCCGTACGTTTTTGCTGGCCCTATGCGCTCGGCCCTACCCCCTCCCCCTTGGCCGCAAGCAACATGCCGTTAGGGTTTACCCTGTGTGCCACGTGGTCATTGTGGGCACGTTGCATCGCGCCATTGTGTCGCGTGGTTTGCATGGCCGCATGGTTTGTGAGTCATTGTGGGTCATTCCCTTTTCATAACTCACAAACACCCACGCGGAAAAGGCACGAACTTTGTGCACGCGGTTTGTGGGTCATGTGAGTCATTGTGGCGGGGTACTTTCAGTCGCGCCAGCTCCACGGCGTATTGCGACTTAACATAACATAGACATATTTTTATAGATAAAGATATTGATAACTCACATTGACACACAATAGGCTTTTTTCTATATGCAACAAGCATTTACCCGTGAGTCATTGAGGCACGCAAAAACCGCCCACGCATCGCACACACTAACACACGCATTAGGGTTTGTCCCTAGAAAATAATTGTTGACAGTGTAAAAGAATCCTTTACAATATATTCACCGGCGCAAACAATGCAACGGTAAAACCTAACCTCAAGTAAAGGACAGACATGAAAGAAATTCTAATTTATGGCTTAGCGCGCGGCGAAACGCGCGACTATATGGAGTCGCTACTTGCTAACTTTAAAGATAGCGCAAACACCGCTTCAAACATTGAGCGCGTTAAAGCCGCCGCAACCGCCGCCGGTTTTCATTCTTTTCGCGTGGCAACTTATAACGGCGAAGCCCCTAACTTTGCAAAGGCGGTGAATGTATGACTTTCAAAGTAGTTGAAAAACAAAATTCGCTAGCGGTTCACGTTATTTGCGACAGCCGCGAACGCGCCCAGTTTTGGATTGACACCAGGGCACCAGAATACGCCGCAAAAGGCTATTTCATGGATAAAACATTGACCGCCGATAGTTTCACCATTAAGGAAACAAAATGACCAAAGTTAAGTTAGACGCGCTTTATCTGTTTGAGCATTTCAAACAATCGGGCGAAAACCGCGATTTTGTGACGATGCTTTTTAACCGCATTGTCAAAACTGAAAACCTCAAATTGTGGGAAGCCTCCGCGCTTCAAAACGAATTTAACAAATTATTAAAGGCTTCAAAATGAACTACTTTAACGCCGGTCATCCTAAAGGCACCATTTGTGTTTTACGTCAATGCGCGGGCACATGGCACGCGCTAGCGTTGCCCGTCACCGCATGGCGCGAATATAACGGCGCGTTTTCAATCTGGAGGGCTTAAGCCATGGACAAAGAAACAATTTATGACATTCTCGCCGCCGTTGCTATCGGTCTTATGCTCGCTTTTTTCTTAACTGTAAGGGGATAAAAATGTATTTTGACAGATTCGATATTTGTGAAGCGTATTTTTTGGCCTTGTCTCATTGTCACGGCGGGCAATGGTCGCGCGAATATGCGCGGCTTTGCCGCCTCATGCAGTACTTCAAACCCTCACCCATGCTATCAGTTGAAACCCTCAACGATAACGCCCGCGAAATTTATGAGAGCGCATGCGCTCGCTTTTTAAATAAGTAAGGAAAAACATCATGAACAAACGTACTCTCTCACTTTTTCCATCATGGGTTGATATTGAGGCGCAACCTCAAGTTATCAAAATGCTAGCGTGCTACGCCGCAAAAAACCCTTGCTTAGATTTCCGCGATTATTGCCGAGGTTGGCAAGATATTGAGGGGCGCAAAACTTATTTGCGCGAGGCGCGCGATATTACAAACGACTTGCGCCGCGTACGTGAGGCCATCCTTGCGGCCTATTATGCGGGCGTCACGAATGACGATCTAGTTGAATGCAGCCAAGGCGAACGCTTAACCATTGAACCCACAAACTACGGTTTTAAACTTGACTATTGCGTTGGTCAATATTGGCCTACTGAATACCGCAACGCCGTTGCGGGTTTGTTGAACCGCGCCACGCGTAAAGCCGCAAGGCGCAACCTTATGAACGCGGAGGCCGTAGCATGAAAAAATATCAAGTTCAATATGTTCGCATTGAACACCAAGTCTATTTTTTAGAAGTAGAGGCCGAGGACGAAGCCCACGCCGAGGACGTGGCGTCCGAAGAATTCAATGGGAGCGAAGACTACAAAGTTGTCCACGCCGAGGAATTTATTAACCAAGTAGACGAAATTAAGGAAACAGCATGAAAACATTTGAAGTTTGTTTTAAATACGAAACATGGGCAAATTACACCGTAGAAGCTCAAGATCAAACCGAGGCCGAGAATATCGCCCTTGGTATGTTGCAACGCGACGAAGGCGACTACTTGCACACGGGCGAATGGACAGACACCACAGTCGATGAGGTGACGGTATGACCTACGAAGTGCAAACCCTGACCTATTTCAACGCATGGGAAAACACTTGGACGGAGGACGGCAACGAACCCACGGTGTTCAACACCTACGCCGAGGCCGCCGCAGAACTTGCGGATTTTCTCGACGACTTGGCACACGCCGCAAAAAATAACTTTTTAGAAGATTACAACCCCGAAGATTACAGGATTAAAAAACTATGACCACAGAACTAAAGGCCAAGATTGTCGAGCTACTGGAGGACAACCACCCAAACGACATGGCGCATTTTTTAAACATTGAGCACCGCGAAGCCTTAAAAATTGTGCATGAAATATACAGGGACGGCGGTTTGATGGAGCCGCAGTACTGGGAATCCGAGCACGTCGATGACGATCTTTGGGCTATTTATGGCAAAGACCGCGCAGGGGAATACATAGACGAAAACGGGGATTATCTTGGGTTTGACACTGAGGACGAAGCCAACGAATACATCAGGGGGATTAAATGACCCACTACGACCGCACAAAAATAACCTTTCACAGAGGCAACGCATTCACGCCCGAGGGCATCGACGCCGAGCCGTTCGCTACTTTTACGATTGACGACCTCGTAAACCATGAATTGATCGAGGCCATCTGTACCTTAGTACGTGCCCACGTCAACGACGCGCACAAGGATTTTTGCAATATCAAACTAACAACCGAAGACTGGGATTCTTAAAATGATTACTTTTGAACATCACGGTATAACCGTCAAATGCAAGCCTGAAAACGCTATGCAGTACCGCGCCGCCATGGACAAGCCGCCCAAGGCTAAAACAGTCAGTGAGAAGCGGGGCTATCCGATTTTTAAGCAAGGCATGAGCACCGCCGCCTATGTGTCTCAATTTAACGGTCAGTTTAACGGTTGGCAACACAAAGTCGCCCACGACTGCCCAAACTATTACAACCCCGCGCCCATGCTGGACGCCTCTGTGCCTGAAGTTTGGGAGGAATTAGACGCGGATTATGTGCCGCCCATGGCCAAAGCGCGCAAGATCACGCCCAAGCAGGCCATTATTCAAGCCTTGGACGCGCTCAAAGCGGGCGACATTGACACGGCTCAATGTATCTTGACGGAGGCGCTCAAATGATCTACGAAATTATCAACAAGGAAACCGGCGAAACAATCGGCACTTATGCCACTTATGCGGAAGCGATGGCGGCGTATGAAAAGCTCGGCACGGGTAACGGCGGCATGAGTGACCACGCAATAGGAGAAAAAGCATGAACCCAGTTATAGCTGAAGCCCTTGCACCGTTCAGGCCGTTGACCTATACCGAGCATTATTATGTTGACTTAGGTTATCGCCACGAACAAGGCAAGGCCAATGAACACGAATACAAACAAGCCTATGAGGAAGGGCAGGAAGCCCGCCGCCTAATGAATCGGGGGGCGATGGAAGCCCTCCAAAGGCGGTATTGATGGTTTTAATTATCGCGCTTATACTGGGGGCGCTACTCGCCATTCTCCTTGACTTGTAGCAGTTGCCAAACCTTTTAAGCCCCCTAGTGATAGGGGGCTTTTTTTATTTGACTAAACGAACCAAAGGGGCGATTTTTGAATCAGGCAACACTTGCACCGCGTCCCTTAGTTCTGACTTGCCACGGTTGACCATATCAGGGGCGCAGAAAATGTGCTTCTTTGTAGTATGCGCCCGCGACTTGAGCAGACCCATATCAACCCAGCCCGCTTCACGGAAAGCGTGCAACAAAGCCGCCACGGGCAATTTCATGCCGGGCGGGGCTTGACCCGTCAGGCGGTCGCAGACCGACTGCCAAGGGCCACCGAGCACGCCGGAGGCAAACTCACCAATGCGCGAGCGCATCATCTCAACAAGGAACGACTCAGCACCACTCATGCCGGTTTCGACCATGATGGCCTTGGCCTCAGTCATCGGAGGGGCAGCGCCCGCGTTAAATGCGGAGACATCACGGGCGGCAAGCCACGCCGCCACCGCCGCAAACCCGCCGGACTTGTACCATGCCCACATACGGGCGGCGGCGTCAGCTTCCATGCAAAGGGCGTCAGACCACATAACGAACCATCGGCGGTCGTTTGAGGGAATGGTGATCGCCATGCGCTCATTAGAAAACGCCACCACTTGCAGGCGGTTGACGGCCTCATAGGGTGCCAGACCCTTACGCTGAATTGACAAGTACTCAGGCGGGGCGGCGATCACGGGCTTCAAACTGTTTTCAAGGGCGCGGCGATCTGACGCCTCGGGCTGGCGCAACTCATTGATGATGAGCACTTCGCATTCAAGGTGATAGCCCCAAGGGGTTGACAAGTCTTTGTTATCGAGCTTTTTGACGTTGGCAAGCGAGTCACCGCCGACTGCCCAGAAAAAGGGCGCCCACATAGTGTCTTTACCCGAGCCGGGGTGACCGCCATGCAACACGGCGTGGTTGACCTTGACATTGGGGTTTTGCACTTTGAAGGCCATCACGTTCAAAGTATGCTCGCGCTCAATGTCATCGGGAATCATGCGCTCAACGTGATCAAGCCACGGCGTAGGGTCAACACCCGCCGCCACGGGCGGGCGGGCGTCGCGCCATCGGTTGCCGTAAACCAAACCCTCACGGGCGCACAAAATATTTTCGCCGGGGGCGTAAGTTACGCCGACCAGTGTTTTAGCGCCTTTAGCTTGACGGTTCTCATCGAAGCAGACAGACGACTCAATCTTGCGTTGATTGTGAATTGACTTACAAGAGATGTGACGGAACAAGGCATTAAACGTACTGCGCCCGATCTCGCGGCGGTCGTTCATGTCAAAGTATGCGTCATCGTCTTGGATGTAGGCGAAGCGCTCCCACCAGCCCTCCTTCTCAATGCGGCCTAGTTCCTTGCGCTCGACCTCGGCGACGATGGCCGCGCCAGCATCGGGGAACGCCTCGGTAGGGTTCAGTTTAGAAAGTGCCTGATCCATGGCCATGGTGAGCAATTCCTCACGCAGACCTGGGGCATGCTTAGGGCCGCCATTCTCAGCCACCCATTGCAAAAACGCATTAGAGTCAAAGTCAATACAGTGGCTATGCAAGCAGCGATATGCGCGGTTCGCAGGCATGTAACGGCCTTCGGGGTTGCCGTCGGTATGCTCTGCATTGTTAGGGCAGATCACGCCAGCCCAGCCCTCGTGATTAGGCTTAGACAACAACACGCCGTGGCCAGACAGCCACGCCATCACATCGTCTGCGCCGTCGTCTGACAAACGGATTGGACGCACGCCGATAGAGTCAGCCGGAGCCGGTGTTATGTTAAGTGCAGTGCAGATTTCATCAAGTGTAAATTCGCGCTTAGGTTCAAACTCGACCAACTTAGCGGCAAAGTTGTTGCGACCGGGCTTGAGGTTGATTGAGCCGGGCAAGCGGAAGTTACGCACGGCGTTGACTGCGCCCTTGTCGGTGTAGCCTGCATCGGCCACAGACTTGATGGCGGCGGCAAAGTCGGCTTTGGTCGGCTGCTCTGAAAAAGCATAGCCCCACTGAAACGAGCCGGGCGACGTCTCAATCTTCCAAGTTGGCTCAAGCGGCGGGATGTTGGGGGCTTTGTCAGGGTCGCCCACGTCATCCAGCACCATCACAAGCACATACTCACAATGCGCTACGCTGGCGCTTGGATAGCCGTCTTTGAAGCGGTCAACAATAAACGAAGCGGTGTTGCCGTAGATTGCCCAGTCTTTTTTGACCTTGGCGTCGGGCAACATGGCGGGCCATGTGCATTTGATCGCACCGTCAGGGAAGAATTGCATCTCACCGTCTTTGAGCATGGGCTTTTGGCGCACGATCAGCGCAGTCTCACCCTCTGGTGCTAAAGAAATTAAAAATTCAAGAAAGTTCATTTGCCATACCTTTTCATAGTTTCAACTTCAGCGGCCAAGGGCAAGCCATCTGCCCACGCTGGCGCTGTACACATCACACGTTTTAAATTCTCTGCCGCTTCTGGGTCGGCTGTTTCGACGACGATTTCGTCATGCACATGAAGCACGACGTCATCGAGTTGTCTGAGGGAATGTCGGAGTAGATCATTGGCGACCGCCTGCGTCACATTTTCACATGCCAAGCCTTTCCAGAGTCTTGCTCTAGGCCATTCTTTTGCATCTTGCGCGGGCTTCCATGCCGCCTTGGCATAACTGACGCCCTCTGATTCCAGTTTGGCATAGGGGTAGCACAAAATCCGGCCAGAGGGTAGGGCATACCATAAGTGCAGGCCATCGTATAAATATGTTATACGGCCAGCCTTAAATTCACGCCCCTTGTTTCTCATTGCTCGGGTGTAAGAATCTTCAAGTGCTGTCCAATAAGGAACAGCCCACACATTTGCACGCCGCCAGCCGTCAACCATGCGTTTGTCGACAGGCTCAGGTTAGCTAATCCCATAAGCCCG